TTCCTCTGTGTGGAGTATGCTGGTTATATCATCTCACCTATGCATAAGTGTTTGTTGATCGGTCAGCAATACTTTGGCACACCACTCAGAAAATACTATAGTATTTTGATCTGGTTGGTTAGTAAATTCAATTTGTTCAATTTTTACTTGAGGAAAAAATACATTAATGTCATTTTGTATTATTTCTTTTAATTCATTAGTTGTATTATCTTCAATGTTTTGAAATAGTAAATTTCTTAAATCGGCTCCAAAATCAGGATTAAATACTCTTTCTCCTTTATTAGTTAATAAATAATTAATTAAATTTGCCTTTGTTTGTTCTCTAGTATTAAAAGTTGGTACAAAAACAGAAGGACCATTTAGTGGAAAGCCAAAACCTAAAGCTTTTCTTTCTACTGAATCAATGGGATATCTATTTTGTAATATTCTTGCCATTTGTTATTTTTTCATTAACCCTGCTATTTGGGTCATATCTACTTCTCCAGGGGGTAAAGATCCATTTATTGAATCACCTCCTTGGGGTTGAAATTTAGGTTGAACTTGAGCTGATGTAAATGTACTGCTCATATCACCTAATATATTTTTATATGCTGCTCTTTTCTCTTCAGCACTCATCTGGGGTTGTTGTGGAATATTTGATTCTACAACAGGGATAGGGGGTGGTGAAGCTATAGTTGTAACCTTAGGAGTCTTAACAGCTTCTAGTAAAATCTCTTTCAATTCTTCTTGAATTGCTTCTTTTACAGATTCTTTAATTAATTTTTTTAATTCTGATGACTTCATTTTTTGTTATAAATATCAAGTTAAACAATTTTTTAAACGTATTATGGAATGGCCTCAAATTTTACTCTAGCTCCATTTACTGATCCTATATCTTCTTGGTCTGTAATAGTAGCTGTAATGATATAATCTCCTGGGGAGCCTAAAAATAGGGTTCTTTCTACTTTTTCTCTAAAAGGGGTAAGGGTTATGATTTCTGGTGGTGCAACAACCCCTGATTTTGATATACCTATAGTTAATTCAAATCTACCAAAAGGTGTTACTCCAGTTACTGGGAAGTTTATTTCTCCTGTATCTGCTGTTATTTTTAACCTTTGATAATTTTGAGTTTTAGTTATAACACCACTAAAAAGATTATCATTATTATTTTCAGGTACAGGTAAAACAATATTTTGAAATTCAGAAGGTATAGTTAATTTTTGAATACCACTACCGCTACCACTTCCACTACCACTTCCACTACCACTACCGCTATTGCTTCCGCTACCTCCACCAGAAACGGTACCACCACCAGAAACGGTGCCGCCACCACCTATATTAGTTTCTGTCTCAAAAATAAGATTACTTAAATCATTATTTAATTTATCAACTTCAAATTTAGCTTCATTAATTAATACTTTTACTGAAGAACTAAAAGAATATTTTCCATCAGGAAGATTATAAAGTATAGCTCCTTGGTATATATTATTTGAAGGATCATCAAGTATGTTTACTACTTTTATTCTTCTTTGAGGAAAATCAAATTCATTATCAGCATTATATTCTATGATAAACTGCCAATCTGCTGTTGGGAATCCTGGTTTTTGGTATAAAAATGGAGAGGGTGAGTTAGGGTTTAAACTTTCTTCTAATGAAGATTCATCTAATAAATTTAAATTTACATTTGTAAAATCCCCAGCACTAGCAGCAACTAATCCTATCTCAGCAATTAAATTATTTTTTTCATTTTGATCTAAACCTTCAGCTAATTCCTCAATACAACTATTTAATAAAATGTCTAATGATTGAAGTTTTGAAATTGCATTATTAGCTGCTGAATTAATAGTACCAGCAACTGATGGTACAGTTGATAAAGCTCCTTGTGCTCCTTTTAATAAGTCTCCTAATGTATCTAAAGAATCTGCTAAAATAGTAATTACATTAATAGGAATACCAATACCAGGGGGAACTGAGGTTGGTATAGGAATAAGTTTTATTACTTGAACAGCTGCTGAAACTGTAGATACTGTTGTTTGTGTAACTTGGGCGGTTGTTTGAACTTTATTAAAAGCACTTACAACATTTTCTAAACTTGATTGTAATTGGTTTTTTTGTTTAGTTATAACTAATAATTCTGATTTTGGTGGACAGCCTTCTTTAAACTTATCAATTATACTATCTACTGCTAATTCTAATTTAGCAGTATTTTTTATTACCTTAGTAACAGTTCTATTAATTAAATTATTTAAAGCCTTAGACATTACTTAGATTTACTTACTTTAGATTTATATGTTTGGATTTTATTAAGCATGTTTTGTGCTTTAACAAGAGTATCCGTAGCTGGAGCTGGTATAGCTGCGTTTGGGACAAAAGGTACTGGGGTTCCTATTGGTGTGGATAAAGCAGTACTTAATTGAATTAAAGATAGTAATAACTTTTGTAAGTCATTTAAAAATTTATCTCCTAATATCACAGGTTCTGTAGCATTTTTATCACCTAAATAAATTTCAGGAGAAGAAATAATTGTTTTAGGAGTATCAATGTTTACACTATTAATAGAATTTAAATTTATTGTATCAAATGATGAAAATAATATTGAATCTGATTTTGAGTTGAATAATAGTCTACCAGAATTTAAAATTATTTGTTCTTCATTAAAAATAGGGGCTGCAGTAGGGGAAGATGAGTATGATTTATAACTTTTACTTGCTAACTCAATTGGAATTTCTTGAGTAGTAGTTAAATAAATACTAGACTTATCTTCATTAATATCTTCTACTTGGGGGACCCAAGGTTCTGTTTCCTCTTCATGTTGACCATTTTTAATAATAGTAATAGGATCACCATCTTCTCCTGATTTAGACCAGGGATTAGAAATTTTTGATTCTTTAACAGTAGACCCAAATCTAATGGTTTGACCCCATCTTCCTTGATAAATTAAATCACCTTCAAATGGTTGTAAATTTCTTATTGAGAGTCTTTCTTGAAAAGTATTTCCTAAATCAATTTCAGTACCACCATCTGTAACTCTTCTTACAATTCCTGCTTCAGTTTGTTGATAATCTTGTTGTTGTGATTCAGGCATTGTATCAGTATGAACTGGATCTGGGATGGCATTGTGGTGAGTACTATTCCAAATATTTACAGCTTGAAAGTAATAATATGCTATTTCATTTACATTAGATTGAACATTAGCATTAGGTAAACCTATAATATAAACAATTTCGTTATGTAATGGAATATTAGAGTTATTAGGGAATAAGGGGCGAGCAAAACTATTAGAATTTATTGCAGGGTTACCATTAGGATTATTTAATTCTTCAAAAAACAGACAACCAATAGAACTCCATTCCCCAAAATTTTGAAATAAGTTAGGGTATGATGTGTTATCTGTAATTGCTACTTTAACCCTAGCAGGAAATATTCCTGCTTTTGAGGTTTTAGTAGCAGTTGGAGAGTTTAAAGATGTTAATCCTGTAGGTACTTTAGGCATCCTTATCTTTGTTAATATTTAACTTTTCCATTTCAGCTAAAAGTTGTTCTTTTTCTTCATCTGATATTCCTAAACCACCATCATCATCTACATTTTGAAGGGCTCTTTGAACAATGGTAGCCATTTTAATTAAAGCTTCATCATTTTTAACACCAATCTCCATATATTCTTTAATAAGAGGTACAATAAGAGTAGCATCTCCTATTTCTTGAACTAAAGGTTTAAGTTCTGAAATTAAAGCAACAACTTGAGCATCTCTTTTCTTTTGGTTATTATAAATTTCTTCTAAAATATCCGAAAATGTTTTACCACCAAAAACGTGTGAATCTAATTGTCCCATAATGTTTTTGATTATAAATATGTATTTTTTAAATTTATTTTGGAGGAAAATAACCGTGCTCTAAATAGAATAGATATTTTTCTCTAAAAATACCATATAATTTATTAGCTATTTTAGTAATTTTGGGAGTTTTTACATCTACCATTTCCCTAATATAGATGTATAATGCTTTTTTATTAAAAACGTCAATGTTATCTCTTTTTCTAAATAATTCTAAAATAGCATCAGCTATTGAAGCATCATTTCCTTTGGGGAATAACACATATATTCTATCAGTAACATATTCTACATATTGATCTATAAATAATGATAAACGGTCTTCATATTTATAGTTTTTATTTTCATTTAAATTTTTATTACTAAATTCCTCATTTTCAATTACTGTCTCTACATCAGCTTCTCTATTTTTAGGAACAATAAAAGAAGGATCTGAAGTATCTAATTGAGAATATTGATTTAAATCTTGGATTGAAATATTGTTAATTTTTTTACCATAATTTTTCTGATTGTAAACTATTAACCATCTTTTAACTATAGTACCAAAATATGAATATGCTTTAGCTCCATTTTCAGGATTAAATAAATGAATTTTAGATAGTAAAAACACCATGATTTCATGTTGTAAATCTTCTAGATTTTCAACCCCATCAGTGTAGTAAAATTTAAAAGTGTGAATTATATTTTCTGTTAATTTATAAAAGGGCCAATGGATATGATTTTGATATAAATCACTTCGTTCTTCTTTATTAGAAGAGCGATTGTATTGAACAATCGCTGCCTCAGTTTCTTTAGTGAAATAAACTCTTCCTTGTTTTTGAGATTTTTTTTTCCTTATTATATGATCCATAGTTTAAAGTTTCTTCAATTGAAATTCATTTAGAATTTCTTGTATTTTTTTAATTTGTTGGAAGAAGAAACCTATTTCATCATCGGTAGCAAATGAGCCTTTAATGTCTATTTTTTTAACTTTAGCATCTGAAGCTTCAATCACCCTAGAAATTTTATCTAAATAATCAAGATACCCCACAAGTATATCTTCTGCTTTTTCATTTTTCTTTAAAAGGTTCCATGTTGTAAACCCTAAAACTAAAATAACTAAACTTAGAATAACTATTATTGCTGTTGTAGGTACTATTTCCATTATAATTTGTCAAAAATGTTTTTTAAACCTTCACTTTTAATAGAACCCAAGGCTTTATTTTTAGTAGAGGTTTGTGATTTGTTACCCAATGTAAAATTTTCCTTACTAACATCCACGTTATTTTTAAATTTAGGTAACCATTCAATTTCAAACTCAATTCTTGCTGCCATCATATCTGCTTGATGGAGAATAAATGGAAGTGAAGTTCTAGGTTTAGTTTCTGGCATAAATGATTTTAGATATTTTTCATTTGCTGAATCATATAAACCATCATGTGTTTGAATAGCTACCATTTCATTAAATGTATATTTAATGTCATGTTCCTGGAGAAGGAATAATCCTCTATCTGGGACAGAAGAAAATGCAATAGCTTTATTATGCATATATTCTTCACCTAATTTTTCTCTTCTCCATTTATCGGTCTGAGGGATGTATGATTCATGTTCCGAATCACCCATCTTACCTAAATCATGGTTTATAGCTGAGAATACTAATTCTTCAGTAGTGAATGTATCCATATCAGCACCAAAAACTTCCCATACAGCAGACATTGATAGAGCCGCTTTAACTACTCTATTAACATGGTCAACATAACCACCTGGGAAGGCAGAATGATATTCTTTTTTATGTGAAGCAGGCATAAGGGAAATTCGATCTTCAAACTTCTCATAGAATGCTTTTAATTTTTCTTTACGTGGAGATGAAATATAAGTATCAATATTACTCATAAATTCAACCCAATTCATTTGAATTTGTTCTGCTGTTAACTTCATAACTTTTATTTAAATTTTTAACCGTTTCTTAATGGTGAAGCTTCTCTTTCAATAACATCTTCTAGTTGTTCTATAGTTTCATAAAGATTTTTTAGATTTTTTCTAAAATCTTCAACTGATGACCCACCTCGAGATACCATTAAGTCTAAAGTTCTAACCTTTGATTTAATGTTAGTAAATCCTTTATCTACTACTGATTTGTTTCTGAATGCCATAATATTTTATTTTAATTATTTAGGTTTAATATACGAATACCCCTTCATCCATCCCACCTATATTCCTAATCCCCTTATTTTCCTAAATATCTTCAAATCCCGTATTTCCAAGGTACCCGGGATTTTTCTGATATCCAAATTAAAGTGTAAATTCTTGGGATTTTTTTAAAACCTTTAAAAGATGGGCACATTTTTCATATTCTTCATCCATCTGGTAGAACTGGATACCTAGTTCTAGAGAAGTTTCTAATGCCTCATCACAATAAGTTGAAATAGCTTCAAGATGGTCATCATTAGTTATATCAATATCTTTTATATAAAACCAAGCTCTATTGTAGGCAACATATGCTCCTGCCGCTTCCATTTCCTCAATACTAAGTTCAGCATTAGTTTGTTTAAAAAATGATATAACTTTCTTTTTAAAATTAATATGATTAAGTATTATCTTTTTATACATCCCTAATTTATAGACAGGCTTATCAGCAAAATCAATGTAAACTATTTGCTTATTTTCATTGTCTTGGGGAGGGAATAGATTAAATAAATTATCTATATTAATCATTTTATTAATTTTATTT